TTGTCTTCATTATATGATATGAAAATATATCAGTCAATACCTTTTTGAAAAATTTTTTTAGATTTTTTTAGAAAAAAACAGCACGGCCGGAGCCGTGCTTAAACTTCCTATTCTTTCTGGTTGATAAGGACCCTATTGAACTATTGAAGCATTGGATATTTTTAAGTATTGACCGTTTGAAACGTTTACAGAATATCGTCCGTTAAAAATTTCATTATCTATAATTTCGTTATTCCCAACCGGGCCGGACATAATCGCTACGTATCCTTCGCCGCGGCTCTCGATTACATATTTCCCAGCCGGCAAGTCTACCCCAATTTTATACCATCCAGAATCTTTATAATTCTGTTTGTTATTCAAGATTTCATATAATTCTTTTGCGCTTTTTACGCCCATTGATCCAAAGTCTTTGGGACTGACTAGCACACCGCCGGTTTCAATATTTCCAACGCCGTGAACATAAACATAACCAAAACTATCAAAATTCTCGTTGTCTATAATATTTCCGGCTGAATCCTCTTCCTTATAGTATTGACCACTTCCTTCGAATGGAATAAAAGCATATTCCCCTTTCGGGATATCTCCTTGAACATATGATCCGGTGTCAAATGCTTTTCCTTGATCAATTAGACCGGCAATTTTTTGTATCATCTGTTGCTGGGGTGTTAATTCAATCTGTTCTTCTTCTGATTCTTCGTTTTCTGCTGTTGTAGTTTCACTTGCTGCCTCCTCATTCTCAGCGGCATTATTATCATCGTTTTCTGCAGCGCTTTGTTCATTGTCGCTTGCTTTTTGTTTTTGTTCATCATCGCCCAAACCAGAACCGATCGCAGCGATTAAGAAAATCGTAATAACCCAAAACCACCAACGTTTATATAGCGGCTTCTTCTTTTCCAATTCAATCCCCCTTTTGCTTTGGTAAAATTTTCATCTCAATAGTACAACATTTCCCGGGATCCGGGAAGGGGGTTCATAGAAAAAAGACATCCCAAAAAGGGATGCCTAAAATTCTGCCTATTTTTTACACATATTTTACACAAAGGGTTCCAAAAACAAAGTTATATCAATTGTTCACGAGACATTTTCGAAGTCCTCCTGGGACGTATTTGGGTTAAATCGAGTTGGAAAATAAATTTTTCTGTGTGGCGGAAAACGTTGATATATCAATGTTTTCCGCTATTTTTTCTTTTATAGCGGAGGCATCTTGTCGGATAATTTTTTTATTTAATTTTACACATTTTTTACACATACATTTTTTTGAACACCTCCGCCGCAAGTTGTTCATCACGTTGTCGGAGTTCTTTCAACACATGGGCATAGGTGGTTAGTGTTGTATTTATATCGCTATGCCCAAGTCGTTCAGATATATAGTTTATGGATGCTCCTTCATAGAGAAGAATGCTCGCATGTGTATGTCGGAGGCCGTGGACACTGATCGGTTCGATATCCAATTCCTTTAGAATTTTACCTAGTGCCTTATTTGCGGCATTGTTCGAAATCACCTTATATTTAGAATGTGGTGAATAAAAAACAAGCCGCAAAACATTATCTGGAGTTTTATTGAATAGATCCTTAAATGCTTGCATAGTTTTCGGATCCATCGTAATAATTCTATTTGATTGTTCGTTTTTTGTTGGTCCCCAACCTTCATGCATTTTGCCTATATATCCCCATGTTTTGTTAATATTGATCGTATTATTTTTGAAATTAAAGTCTTTTCTTGTTAGGCCAACCATCTCTCCAAAGCGCATTCCAGAAGTTAAGCCTAACAAGAGTAGATAATATATAAGACCGTCATCCAATTTTTCATATAATGCTTTCAGAAGCCGTTTGCTTTCCTCGTAGTTCAAATATTTTTCCTCTTTCTTTTTTCCACTTTTCCCTGTCAATACTGCCCCCCTGGTAAAATCCGTTCTAATATACCCTTCGTCAATTGCGTCTCTCACACACGCTCTTATATGTGTATTTAGCTTTCTTGTGGAGCTTTTGGCGTGTGTTTCTCCATACTTGTTCAAAAAATTTTGGTAGGTTCTTTTTGTTATTTTCTGAATGGGCACTCCCCCAAAATATTGTTTGATCGTCTTCAAAGTGCTTTTATACCGATCGAGGGTATTTCTGGCAATATCCTTTTTATAGGTGTTTAGCCAGTTCTCGAAGTATTCATCAAAAGGGATCGGAGTTAAGTTTGGAATGACACCTTTATGTAATTCGGCCTCTATCTGTGCGGCCGCAATTTGTGCCTCTTTTTTTGTTTTAAACCCTCCTTTTCGAATTGGTTTTTGTTTTCCGTTAATAACTCGACTGATTGTGAATTGCCATGTTTTCCCTCGCTTTTGGAAACTAGCCATAGATCATCCTCCTTTATAAAAATAGGCAGGGATCCCGCCTTTTTTATTCCAGTTTTACTAAATACAAGACAACCTTCGCATAAATTTTCAAATCATTCTGCGTATCATAGGGAACGACAAAGTCTCTAAATTTCCTATCTGTTGATTCGGGACTGAAGATCAGCACCCGATCCTCGTCATCCCTCCTAAATCTCTTCATGCTATATTCCCCGTCATAGCTAAAAATCACAATATCATCATCTTTTACCTCCTCCAGTTCAATCGGTTTGCAGATTACGAATGAATGGTTCGGAATGATCTTATTCATGCTCTCGCCATTTACCTTCATGGCGAAGAGCTTTTTATTATCGGCATATTTGCCGAGCAGTTTTCTTGAAACCGTCACAGTCTCAAGATTTTCGTTTGTGACAGGTTCTACAGCAAATAAGGCACCTGCAGCAATGTTGCCGAAGAACGGAATTTCTCTATTTTCAATGGTTTCTTGTTTGCTGGATTCTGGATTGATAATACCATCTTCCGCCATCCGTTCGAGGTCGTCGATAGTTATGCCAAGTCCCTTGCATATACTGATTACATTGTCGATCGATGCCTTTCCAATACCTCTTTTTAATATCGACTGTAATGTTGTCGGCGGGATATTGATATATTCTGCAAACTGTCTTTTGCTCTTAAATTTTTCGTCAATCAATTTGGATATTATTTCTTCTCTCTTCACAACCCAAACCCTCTCCTTCCTAACATATACGATTTTTCGTACATGAATAATATATCATATATATAATCATATGTAAAGGAGGATTTTTACTCAATTTCGCATATTTTTTCCATTTTTCTATTGACATATAACGAAAATGCGTTTAGTATAAAGGTAGGCAAACGAAATTGCGTATACTTCCAAAAGGGGGTGCCAAAAATGTACAGGAATTTAAGGGCTGAAATGGCAAGAAACGGGTTGACGATGGGAGATTTGGCGAAGGCGTTAAACGTTAGGCGCGCGACGATCAGCGACAAGATAAACGGGAAGTACCGTTTCTACTATGATGAATGCTTGAAGATCAAAAAAACATTCTTCCCGGACTTGTCGATCGAGTATCTGTTTGAAAAAGATGAGGAAAAACGTAAGGAGGTAAGTTGAATTGAATACATTACAAGTTTTTAAGAATCCTTCTTTCGGACAGTTAACTGTAATCATTGAAAGTGGCAAGGAACTTTTCAAACTCGAGGACGTCGCATGGGCTCTTGGTTATACCAAAGAGGCCAAAGGCAATCGCTATTTAAGATGGGAGCGAATCAGCAATATTCTGCAAAAGCTTGATATATCAACGGTTGTCCGCGATGGACAACAATATATAGACGAATCGGGGCTATATGACTTCATTTTTGAATCGGGGACCGAAAAGGCGCGGGAATTCAGGAAGTGGGTTACATCCGAAGTCCTTCCAACCATCCGAAAAACAGGCGGGTATGTGGCAAACGACGAGGTATTCATCGAAACGTATCTGCCGTTTGCGGACGAGCAGACCAAACAAACCTTCAGGGCGACTCTGGCTCTTGTCCGCAAACAAAATGAGCAGATCGCTCTCATGAAGCCGAAAGCAGATTATTTTGATGCGCTGGTGGATCGGAATCTGCTCACAAATTTCCGAGACACCGCGAAGGAGCTTCATATCGGACCAAAAGCATTTATCGAATGGCTACTTGAGAAGAAATATATATACCGAGACACAAAAGGCAAGTTAAAACCATATGCCCAATACGTCCCGGATCTCTTCCAGCTGAAGGAGTGGGAGCGGAATGGCAAAGCTGACGTGCAGACGTTGGTCACTCCGAAGGGCCGGGAAACTTTCCGTCTACTCCTTCAACAAAAGGAGGTTTCAGCGTAATGCAGCAGATCAAAACTGAGATTACCATTCCGATTCCGCCGGATATGGTCATTATATCCAGGACGGAGTTGGAAGAATTAAAACAGAAAGAATTAACCGGTGTCTATTGGAGCATGAAAGATCTCACGAAAAGGATTAACAAAAGCGACCGCTGGATAAAGGAAAACATCCTTTACCAGCCGCGTTTCCGAAAAATTCTAGATTCAGAGAATGGCGGCCCTGTGTACTACCCAAAAAATCAGGGCCAGACCTGGAGCTTTCATGCTCCGAGGATGGCAAAGTTTTTGGATGATTATTTCCACATCATATTTGGAGGTGAAACACGATGAAAAACTTATTCATGGTTGACCAACGCATCCTGGACGCCGCATCCAAGCACATCGCCTTCTACACCCGGAAAGTACGCGAACTGTTCGCGGTGCATCCTTCCAGGAGGGATGAACGGTGGTTAGCAAGAGCCGATCGGCTCAAGAGGTACAAGACGGCTTTGGATAATTACCTTGTTAAAAATGGGTTGAAATAAAGTATTCATCGTAGAGGAGGAAGAGTAACCATGCAAATCACCATCGAACGTACAAAAAAAGGCCTTCCCGCCTTGTGGGAGTATGGAGGTGGGAAGACCAACACAGGTTCAGCACAAATCATTGCCAACGCTGACGGATCCCCAAAGAAGCCGGTCTATATCCGGCGCCGGGGATCCCTGGCAAATGAAGATCATGCTCTTTTTATTGTAGCACCTGGGGATATTATTGTGCAAGCGTCCCATCATCGGGAAGATTTTGCGATCCAGATTCTCCGGATCGCTGGAATCAGGCAGGATTCCGACAATGGAGATATAGCTATTTTGGAGCAGATCAACCTGTACGACATGG